CCAAATCAAGTGTAGAAGCCATAGCTGTGGTTGCTTGATCTAAAGTCATGGTGTTAGAAGCTCCCGTAACTTGAATATTTATATTACTTGAATCAGCTCCGTAAGTATTATTAGGGTCTGTTTGAATAGTAAAAGTATTAGAACTTCCACTAAATTCAAAAAATCCAGTATATGAATCTGCATAAATATCACCTAGAAATTTATTAGTAGAACCAATTTGGTTAATGTCTAAGGTCATGGTAGTGCCATCTAAATCTAATGGCGTCATGCTTCCAGCTACAGCAGTTAAGCCCCCAATAATATTACCAGAACCTAATTGTTCTACATCAATATTTAAGGTTGCTCCCGCTTGGTCGATTGATACTTCATTGTCTGCTGCTATTAATATTCCAGATAATAAAGTAAATAATATTAAATATTTATTTATCATTTTTATAACTCCAGTACTTCATGATTATACCTTTCTCTATAGTTTTTAAAACTGCTATTTCAATTGCTGATTGCAAAGCTATAGTAATAGACTCATTTTCTACATTTCCGTTTTCTATTTCTATAAGTTCTGTGTTGTCAGTTATAAATCTAAAAATATCTTGATTAAGCCCTACACTTAAAATAGTTTTTGTAACAGTTACTTCAGTTAATATTCTTCCGGTTAAAACTGAAACTGTTCTTAAACTAACAGTGACAGTATCTTGCCTGTATTGCCTGCTTAAACCAATGCCTAAAACTCTGCCACCAAGGCCGCCAGTTCTTATGTTGCTTTCATAACTAATTACAGCTCCCTCCATTAATAATCCAGCAAACATTAAAGGTTTTAATTTTTGTGGTTCTTTAAAAGTTTCTCTAGTTGAACGTATTAACTGTCTCTCTTTACTTAAATTATCTAAGCCTACTCTTTCAACAACTTCAAAAAATTTACCTTGAGCAGTATTTTTTAAAGCTTGAATTAATAAAGTATATGGAGCTTGAGTGACAGCAGTGCTAAAGGAGGCATAAGAACTATTACTTCTTCTTTGTCCTGTTTGGTCAGTAAAAGAATTTGCATAGATAGCAACTATAGGTTTTGTTTTTGGCTTTGGTAATTCCCAAAGTTCAGTATTTATAACTTGAGATATTTCTGGAAGCTTAGTTATTTTTAAATTATCTATAGTTTTTGAAGGATCAAGAACTACGCAACTAGAAAGTAAAACTATTGAGAGGGAAAGTAATAGTAGTCTTTTTCCCCAGTGGGTCAGTAACTTTAAGTACAACGAAATTATCATCAGCCTCATATTCTATTGTATTTCCTTCAAGTTCAATAGAGCCTGCTTTAGATGCAGTTTCACCAAATAAACTTTCTACTAGTTGAGAACTTAATTTAGCATACACTCTTGATTCTAAGTTACGAATAAACCTAGCTATGGTTGTATTTTGTGCATCTCTTTCTGCTTGATCAATTACTGATTTATGTTCTTCAATTAATGTTTTTGCTCTAGAATGTTCTTGATTCTCAATTGTTAAATAATGTTGTGAAGTATTTATACCACTGAAGCTAGGGCTTTTAAATTTAAAACTCATTTCATCTGCTAATGCAACATTTACACAAAGACCAATTATTAAAAATAAACCTACATACATACTAATAATAAATGCTAAATCTTTTTGCTCTGCTCTTTTTTGATCTTTTTTGGCTCTCATAATTAAGTTACGTTAGTTCTTAAAGAGTCGTATCGATATTCATCTCTTCTGCCTCTACCTTCTGCTCTATTTTTAATTCTTGCTACTTCTTCTTGAAATCTTTTTTCATATTGAATTAAAATATCTGGCTCCCCTTTTAAAAAAGTGTAAGCCTCAACTAAGGCGCCGTAGAGTAAAACATTTCTAGCATTAGTAGATAACCAAGTACCAGTAGTATTAGTAACTAGGCTAGCTGGTTTATAAAGATAATGAAGTTCAACATTATAAGCTGCATCAGGCACTGGACTTACTATTAAAGTGGAGCCATTATTAGAAGCTGTAGATAATTCTTTATCAAAGTCTGCGTAATATAAAGGCAATCCTCTTAAAGTTGAATCAGTTGGATCTTCAGAATACTCTTGCATAAAGCTAGTATGTTTTTTTAACATAAAATGATAATCGCTATTCGAGTCAATAACTGCTAAAGAAAAACTTGAAACATAATCAGATGGCGTAGTTAAAAATCTATTGCCAGCTGTCAAACTTCCAGTTACATTTTTTCTAAAAAAATCAAACTGTACTAATTCAAATATTCTTTCTTCTGCATTTTTAACAAAATCTCCTATTGTTGCAACAAAAGTAGTCTCTGTGCTATCGCAAAAGTTTTTTATCAAATTGGTTAATTCTGTATAAGTCATAATTAAATTATATCAAACTAAGGAGTATTTGCTTGTCCTCCCATACCGGAGTGATTAGTACAATAATAATAAAGTGTCGGTGCTCCTACCGCAACAGTTATCTGAGTGTATGCTCCAGAGCTTCCAGGGGTACCGCTAGTAGTAACGCCAGTTGTATATTCAGAACCGCCCCCGTGTGTGCCATCAGAAGTTGTTGAAAATCTTAATGGATGTCCGCTATTACTAGAGTTTGATTGATCAAATCTGTATGTACTGCCTTCAGATAAACTTAAAGTTGGATAAACAACACCATTTACATAATACCTATTCGCTCCTAAATAAGAAGAAACTATTATTGTGTAAACAGTATCAGAACTAACAACAGTAGGACTACCTAATGCTGACGTGCCTTCTTGACCAGTAACTGAAACACTTTCAGATATGTTTCCAGTAACTGTTACAGTTCCTAAAAATGCTGTAACAAGTTGAGAGGCTAAAGTTTCTGAAAGAGAATTATCATTTTCAATAACACTAACCGAACCGATATTAGAAGATAGCTTTGCTATTTCAAATTTACTAGGGATAGTATTTGGCAGCATAGAAAAATTTTTCGTTATGCTTGGCGATGTTATGACAACAAAACCAGTGCCACCATCTTCTGCTTTATCTGGTCTTGGGTTAAATAATGCTTCTGGGTCTGTAGTGTGTTTTCTTGGTTCTAGTTGTGGATGCTTGGGACTCCATTGATCAGGGCCAACTAATAAGCCATCCCAAGTTTTTTTCATATCTTTTAATTTGTATCTAAATCCAGATATGTCACATATTCCGTATGCTTCTTTACCTTTCGCGTAAGACATTAGTAACCTTGTGAGTATGGGGTAATTCTAAAAGATGCTCGATCTTCGTCTTCGTCGGCAGCTCTTCTAAATTCTTCTTCGTATATTAATTTTAATTGTTCTGTTAGTTGAGGATTTTTTTTCATAGATAAGTAGTAAGCTAGTCCAGCAACAAAGCAAGGATAAAATCTAAATGGTAAATCCATAGTATTAATACCTTTGTCAGCATCATCCATTCTTACCATTTTATTAAATACTAAAATATCAGTAGAGTTTTCTGGGGCTGGCCAAACTTTTAAAACTGGAGTATTTTGTTTATCTACAAAAAATTGAGTAGGTCTAGCTTTGGTGCTTTTAGTTGGAATATTAGTGTATTCACTTCTACTAACTCTAGACATTTGTGTATCAGTAGTAGTACCACCTTCTGTCCTTCTTAGCACAACGTCTAAGATATCTATAACATTTGAATTTAATGTGTATTCTCTAGTTCCCTCAGTTACTGTTTGCGTAGCTTCAGATATGGTCCATTGATTTAAACCTCTGTTAGCCCATTCAGCTAACATTAGATTAATAGATCTTTGTGCAGTTTTTAAATCATAGCCAGTTCTTAATTCTAAACCACAACGTTCAAATGCTTCTTCAATAAACTCTGCTACATTTGGTTCAAAGTTTGTACTGTTTGATGTTGCCATGTTTAATCCTCATCACTATATAAATTATTAAAAGTTATTCTAGGATCTAAATAACTTTCATGGCCTTCAGCAGAATGTAGATGTTGTGAAGGAGTAAAATCAGGTGCTCCTTCGCCAGTTCTCCACAGTGCTGGACTAGTTGCTCTAACTCTATTGTTAGGAAGTGCAACTATATTACCAGTCCACTTGCCAGCGTCTGTTAAATATATCACATGTGACTGCTTATGTTGAGCAGGATCATCTGCTATTTCATGATCTGTGTAATCTACAGTAAACAAATATTTACCTTGATAAAACTTATTATCAATTTTACACATCCATGGAGAAGAACTTACTCGATCCATGGTTACTATAGAGTGATCTCTTGATTCACAATCCCATGGTTGACACAAGTGATCTTCCATAGGCTCTGGCCATTCGTCTAATGGTACATCAGCAACTAATGCTTGAATTGGCATTCTTGCCCACATAGCACCACCGTGAATATTTCCTTCTTGCCAATCTTCATCGTCTATCTCACATCCGGTAAAGACAACTTGAAAGCTTAATGATCTATCAGGGATTGTATTTACGGCTATTGCTAACGCATGTAAATACTCTCCGTGATAACGTAAATGATTACAAGTGAACTCTCTTCTTACCCAGCATTTAAAATGTGGGATATTGCTCATCAAATATGGCATTTATACCTCTATCTTCTTTTTTATATTTTTATTTTTTAGCGGCTCCGCCTCTTCTGTAACCTTTAGTTGCTTTTCCGCCTTTGCTATAACCCTTGGTAGCTTTTCCTCCGGCTCTGTAGCCTTTGGTTTTTTTCATCATGCCGCCACCGCGATAGCCTTTGGTTTTTTTAGCCATGCCACCTTTGCCATAGCCTTTAGTTTTTTTATAAACCATTTAATACTCCTTAGTCGTATTCTTTAATTAGTTCTAAAATAATAGAATAAGTATTGCCGCTACTATGCGCTACAGTAGTAAAATCAATATCACCAGTTACTCCAGAACCAGCATTATTTGGTATGCCAGTAAATACGTCACTGTAATATTCATCTCCAGTAGAGTCTGCTGGTAAGCCTGTTATCAAAACATTAGTACTAGCATCAAATTCAATATTGACACCCATACCTCTGCAAGCCCACCAAATTTTAGCAACCTTTACTTTAGTACAAGCTGCATTGCTTTTACTATTATTTGCTAAAGCAGACACATCTACTTTTTTTACGGCATTTTCACCAGTGCCATCGCTGACATTGGTGAATTTTACTATAGCTACTCTGTCACCATCTTGAATGGTTTGTG